GAATTCATAGCTCATTTTGAGGCAATATTAGAAGATGTGATGAATATCGGACCCATTTCATACCCAGCTTTCATAAAGAGCCGACGATGCACGATGGAAGCCACAGGTTTGGTAATAAATATCGCATCTTTGGACTATAGTAACGATGAGCAAAAGATTGAAAAATTCAAAAACAGTCCAAACTGGGAGTTTTATCTAAATGCTTGTAGGAGTTATGGTTTTTCGGTAGATGCTAACAATCCTTGGCGCCTCGTAGCCGATCTTGGGTCACCGGAGATGATTCAATACGCTAGAAGATATGGTAGATTAAGTACTGATGTTGTTTTGGCGTTTAATTATATGCCGGCGCACATTACATTTTATGAAAATTTTGCTAATTTATTTCTTGCAATGTATAATGAAATAAAAAACGAATATGTGGAAAAAGAATACTGCCAAAATGGAAACGTAATATCAAGAATCGTAACTCCTGTAAATTACACCATGGAAACGCTTATGGAAACTTTCAGCAAAGCAGACTTTTTGAAATTATATATGAAGATTAGGCTTATGGAAGAAAAAGAAGTCAATCTCAACGAAATGCAAAAAGAAAATCTGCAAAGGGACTGTAGCCAGATGTTCAATAACGCCCCCGAAAGCAAAGTGATCGCCGTTTTTGAAAAACTGATAGCCGAGACGTACAATAACAGCGGTTCCTTGACAGACTTGATCTATCGTGTTAAAGTATCAGAACAAGAGAGGGTAAATGTACTTTCAAACACTTGATGACAAAACAGAATGTGTCGGAGTATATAAAGACGGAAGGCTGCACTTCCAAGATATTCCAGAAGGGCTTGATCGCACGTGGCGTCCCGGCGGCTTTATTTCTGACGACAACATCGACTACGCTTGGCTTATTTGCAACGGCCAGTCGCTCGGAGAAGTATGCCCAGAACATCTGCAAAAGGAATATGAAGGCTCCAGACGCAAGATGTCGGCATTTTACAAGTCATTTCAGATCGCCAAGATCGACTTCAACGAGCACTGCATTTTTGACCTTATTCCGCAAGACTCGCTGATCCAGTTTTGCGAGATCAAAAACAAGATCACTCAACACGTGTTTGAAACATACGAAAAGCCAGAAAACTATGAGTTTATGTGCGATATAGCAAAACTCACACAAAAACTTAGGCACCAGAAGCTGAATATTGATATATCTAACAGCAAGTCGCTGTTTACGCGGACAATGAACAGAAACGAGTTGCAGAGAATTTTAAGTGTCGGCAGTTACATAGACTACAACATCTACGGCACAGTCACGGGACGCTTGACGACCAACAAGGACTCTTTCCCAATATTGACGATGAAGAAAGACCTCCGAAAGATCGTCCATCCCCACAACGACTGGTTTTTGTCCTTAGACTACAACGGAGCAGAAGTTAGAACGCTGTTGGCTTTGTCTGGTGAAACCCAGCCACAACTTGATGTTCATGACTGGAACTGTCATCATCTATTTGAAGCAGGAACCAGCAGAGAAGAAGCAAAAACAAGGTTCTTCGCTTGGCTTTATGATCCGATCTCCATTGATATTAAGACGGGTGTGTATGATAAGGATGGCGTCCTTAAAAAGTATTATGATGGAGAAGCCGTCAAGACGCCCCTCGGTAGGGAGATAAAAGTAGAGCAGAGAAAAGCACTAAATTATTTAATTCAAAGCACGACATCTGATATAGTCTTGGAAAGAGCAGTAACAATAGATAAACTTCTTAGTGGTAAGAAGAGTTTCATATCTCATATCGTTCATGACGAGTTGGTCATCGACTTATCAGACGAAGACAGAGAAATGATACCAGAGATCAAGGAAGTATTTGCTCAAAACAAACTCGACAAGTTTATGGTTAATTTAAAGGCTGGAAAGAACTACTATGAGTTAGAGGATCTGAACGTATGATTTCAATAGTTGGGATCGGTAACGCTGGGTCTGCTATTGCTAGTAGGTTTGACTCTCTGCCTCAATACGATACGTATAAGTTGGGCAGCAGCCTAGAAGGCACAGAAAAGAACGAATACAAGTTGGAGACTTACGGAACACCAGAAGAATACGAAAACAACGTCCCGAACTTAAAAACTTTTTTCAAGAAAATAAAAGATCGGGTTCAAGTCTTTGTCGTAGGTTCATCTATGAGTTCTATCTACTCTCTCGGCATCCTTGAACAAATAAAAGATAAGGAGTTGGATGTATTTTACATCAAGCCTGATATTGAGTTATTAACGGGTGTTCCAAGGCTTGTAGAAAACGCCACATACGGCATTCTGCAAGAATACGCACGTTCCGGCTTGTTTCGCTCTCTCACTATAATTTCAAACGAAATGATCGAGAGAGTCCTTGAAAACATAAACCTTAAAAACTACTATGATATGCTAAACGAGACGATCTTCTCAAGCGTGCATTATCTCAACTACTTTGAGCACACAGAGCCTCATGTCGGCAATGTTTCAAAGCCACAGGACATCAACAAGATACGATCTGTTTCAATTTTGAGTATGAAGAAACTTGAAGAAAAATGGCTTTTTGACCTTGACGCGGAGAGAGAATTATGTTATTATATGTGTATAAATGAAGAAAGATTAGAAAAGGAAAAAGGATTGCATAAGAAGTTGGTAGACATTTTGAAAACTAAGCCTCGGAATGCTTACCGCAAGATTTCGTATGCAATCTACGAGACACACTTACCAGACTTTGGGTTCTGCGTTGCCCATACTAACGCAATACAAAATCAACAAAATACTCTTGACAGGCTAGAACAAGAGTGATACATTAGATGCTGTGGAACGCACTGCATACTTTAAACAATAGGAGAAAAAAGTAATGTCAATCAATATGGAACTAATGAGAAAGAAACTTGCCACACTTCGTGGTGAGGGAGCCGACAAGGGCGATTCGGTGTGGTTTAAGCCCGACGAGGGAGACACCGACATCCGCATTGTACCGACTTCAGATGGAGATCCGCTTAAGGAGATGTTCTTCCACTATAACGTGGGTGAGCACAAGGGCGGCATTCTTTGTCCCAAGCGCAACTTTGGCGAGAACTGCCCAATTTGCGAGTTTGCCTCTTCGGTCTGGAAGGACGCGACGGAGAACAACGACGACGCTAGCAAGCAACTTGCGAAGTCTCTGTTTGTCCGAGCACGTTACTTCTCACCAGTACTCGTTCGTGGACGAGAGGAAGAGGGAGTAAAGATTTATGGATACGGCAAGAAGGCTTACGAGTTGCTTCTTGGATATATCCTCGACCCCGAATATGGGGACATCACAGATGCCAGTGAGGGTACTGACATCACGCTGACTTACACTAAGCCCACCACACCGGGCGCATACCCTCAAACTAACATGAAGATGAGGCGAAACACGTCCCCATTGCTCGAAGATACGGAAGCGATCCCTGCCCTCCTCGATCGTATGCCTGACTTCGGATCTCTCTTTGAGCGCCACACTCCACAAGAGATCGACAGCATTCTCGATGAGCAACTTTCAGGCACCCAAAGTGCCGAATCCCGTTCTCGCGAAACTGTAGCATATGGAAATGCCACTAGTGACGTAGATAAAGCCTTCGACGAACTGATGAACGGAAAGTAAGCCATTTAGTTTGAGATACCGATAGCAGAGCGGGTTAATACTCTGCTTAATTTTACTAATCAAAAAGGAGTAATACTATGGATTGGTTGAAATCACAATGGTCTTCATGGAAGGTCAGGGTAACATTTGTCGGAGGCGCTCTCGTCATTGCGACCGCATACGGCACCTGTGAAGTTGATCCAGCAGCAGTATCTACGGATACCACCGAGACTGCTACAGAAGCAACAACCACGACCACCACCGAATCTGTGGAGGTTTCTGCTACCACTACAACGGAGACAGAAACCACTAGTGCTGAGGGAGAGACCACCGGCACAACAGAGAGTGAGACAACTACAGAGTAGTAAAAGCCGCTGGCAGACCGGTGTAAAGTCTGCCGCATTTAAATTCAATATTCAAGCCCTCGCGTTAAAGAGGCTTCTTGAAGCATATTCAAAAAGGAGATAATATGTCAACGAATTTTTTTACCAGAACCACAACTGTGAATGCATTGCTGAGTATTTATAACACAATTGAGGTGCCAAAGTGGTTCCAACGAAATCATGTATGGAACCGACCAACACAAATTAACTATCTTCAGAGCGTCTTTGATAATTTTGCCACTACGCCAATTGTTCTGGCAAATGTTCTCAACTGCGCTCAGAATCATCCATCAAAAAACTACGACACAATTATTAACACAGGTTCCCGTTATGTTTCAATGGATGGACAAAACAGGACAGAGACTCTGTGGCGTTTCCGCAACAATGAAATCACTTTTACGGGCACCGTTACAGACCGTGGAAATACCTATACCTACAAGAACTGTTATTTTAAGGATTTAGATCCGGCTGTACGCTATGCTTTTTTGGGAGCCTCAATTGTGCTCCAAGAGTACAGCAACTTGGCTTTTGAGAGCTTGCCACGACAATTTCGTAGCTTGAATGATGGAATGCCCCTTAACCCACAAGAAAAGCGAAATTCTGAACAAACCTATATCGCACATTGGGTCCGAGAACGCTCCGGAAAGGATGGTAAGTATTATTCTGCAATAGGCTCGTGCTTTAAAGATCATGCGCGCAATAGAATGCAAGATGCAGAACATATTGTTAAGTTTTTGGTTCATGCGAGAGCGTTAAAGGACAACCCCTCTCAGCGCCCACCTGTGGCAAAGAGCGTACTGGATCAATATTACGCGAAAGGAACAGATACGTTTGAGTTATCTCAGGGCACATTTTCGGATCGCTCGATGTCTGCATATGGAGATGAGTTATCTTGGCTAGACTCCGCGATGGAATTTCACAGAAGGAGTCTACGCCACTATAAGCCTTCAAGCGGCAGTTCGGATATATCAAACCTGCTGTTGTCTATGTGGTTTCAGGCTTATTTATGGTCACAAAACAAGTCTATAAAGGATTATGGACTGAATGAGCGCAACTACTTAAATATGCTTATTGGTGCAGACGAAGCCCTTAAAAAGGCAGATAAGTCAGGAGACGGATACAGGGAACACGCTAGGGTCAATTGGCAAGGATCTTTGAAAAGGTGCAAAATGATCACAGAATTATTCATTAAGTTGCTCGAATCCAAGTCCGCCGCGTGAAAAAATGAAAACACCACTGCGATATCCCGGCGGTAAGTCACGTGCCGTCAAACATATCCTCCCTCACATCCCCGAGAATGTTAAGCGAGTTTGCTCGCCATTCTTCGGGGGTGGTTCGGTGGAACTAGCACTTGCAGATCGTGGCGT